CATACAACTATTACCCAACGTACCTTTTACTTGATAGTAGTTATTTGAATTGTACCAATATCGAATTTGTTCTCCAGAAACAAGTTCAAACTTATTACAATTACAGACAGCCGCTTTAAAAGCATTTGAGAAAACTTCCCAGTCCTGTTGTTTAAACTCTTTAACAATGGCTTTTTGGAATATTTTTGCAGGTTTTCCTTCCTGGCGATTCTTTCTAGCTCACGTGCCTTCTGCAGTATATTCCGCTTCCTTATCTTTAGGAAGAAAAGAAATATTTGCATCTTCTCCTCCAATACGAACTGATAGCATTGATACTTCTCCAGTTAGTAATTGTCCTATAACCGAATGTTCGATTGCATCACGTAATCTAGGAGACATGTTATATTTTATATAAAGAGCGTCTTCAACAAGTCTATTTATTTCCAATATGTGTGCTGCGATCATGTTTCCACTATCAGCAAGATCTTTGATAACTTCTGCTAACGTTCCGCTTAAAAAAGGTTGTAACATATTATTCGTTTAAACTTTTTAATATTTTCTGTGTAATAAAAAATGCTAAGTCTGTAGAAATATCTGTATCCTTTTCTGGTACGGGTTCTACTTGTAGTTCATTAACTGTAATTATATCCTTTTCTTCATCATATTCCATTGGAATAATAATGGCTCGATCAGGAGTACTAATTGCTATTTTTAAATTTTTCATATAAACTAAATAAGCCGAAAGTTATTAGCTCTCGGAGTTAGCATACGGTTTAATTAATTTGTAAAATAAAGATTTCGGAATCATCACAACTTCTCCAACAGACATGAAATTAATATTTGCTTTTTCTTGTCTGTTTCAAATAAGACAAAATGTCTCTGGATCAATAGTAGATTCTTCACGAATTTTAAAGTATTGAGGTGTATTAACCGTCTTTTTTAATTGAATATTGCATGGTAATAAATTGTCTTTGTCAATTAAATCAACTTTGTTATTATCCATTGCTTTTGATTCGCTACGACTAGTTACTACACCTGTAAAGCCCAGGTCTCTCAATTCTTGAGCAATTTTTCTTTCATATTCATTACCTTTCGCTTTATTTCTTGCTCCAATTCCTCTTCTCTTTGGTTTTTTCTCAATATCTTCTTCAGTAGGAAGTTCGATTTCTTTTTTACGTTTCACCATAGTATTCTTTTGCTTTATTAACCAATTCCAAAGTCTTTCTATATCCAAAAGCTTTTCTATAATCTGAAAAATCTTTTGCATCTTCTCTATGTAACATTAAACAAGTTACTTCTGGAAATTGTTTGTGTATTTTACGCATAGCATTGATACCTGGAAGATCGTTATCATATAAGAGGAATATATGCTTATAATAAACTTTTAAACTCTCATATTGAGATTTAGTAACAAATAAATTTTCAGAACACGGTGCAATTGCAGGAATACCAAATTCATATAAAGCCATAACGTCTTTCAAAGATTTCGTAACAACCACATAATCTCCACCTTCTTTTGAAAGCATATGAGCTCCTTGAATCTGTTCTTGTTTTCAATTAGATATAAATTTATAACGTATATTTCCTGGAAAATAAATACGCCATTGTTCAATTCCGTCTTTTATCCCACCATAATATCCAAATACAGGTTTTTTATCGAGATTCTGAAAAAATAATTGATCGTTTAATCAAACAGCGTCTACAGGGTAAACTCTAAATTTTTCAAGAGTTTGTTTAGTGATACCGTATCGTAATCATCAATTTAATTCTTCTTCAGAAAAATCTCTAGTCTTTATTTGAATTCTGGCAGATTCTTTCTCTTCAAATTTAATTCCGGAATATTCAATTTTAGGTTTATGTTTTGTTAAATCTTTACGTCGAATAATTCCGAAATCATTTGCTATTATTTGAAGAGCCATATAATAACTACACTGGAAGCGTTCCATGACAACTGCAAAACAGTCACCACTGAACGCTCCAGAAAAATCTTTCATTATTAACCTACCACGACGGTCTCTATAGAAACTCGCAGTTGGTCTCTGATCTTTTCTAAGGGGACTCCTAAATAGGCCTTTTTGTATCTTGACACCTAAATAGTGTTCCATAATCTGTTCTTCTGGAACTCTATTTAAAATAAGTTCCTTTGTAATCGTGATTGGTTCTAATGAAAATTTCATTAGCTATTAAAATGGAAGATCACTAGTTGTATCAACACCAAGTGCATCAGCTACACCGTCAAGTGTAGCGTTACTTGCTGCAGAAGCCATATTAGTAGGTCTATTGTTCTGAGCCTGATTAATTCTATTTTGTTCACTCTGTGAAAGAGAGAGATTATGTCCAATAAATCTAGTAGCGATTCCAAGAGCACCAGCACGATTAATCTTTGCAGGAAAACCAGGAATACTATTAAACCCATTAGACTGAGGAACAAGCTTTACTTCAAGTTCAGTTCCGATATAAGGTTTTGTAAGAGCTGCACAAAGTCTTACAAGTTTATCAAAATCCATATCCTTGATATCGATTTTCTTATTCTGAATGACAACGTTGTCATCATCAATAGCCTTACCGATTGCAGGATCAAGAGCATCAAGGATTTGACGAAGAGCAACCATAAAGTGCTCTAACTGTGAAGGATTCTCACCAAATTGAGACTGTGTTCTCTCCTTTGATGTAGGCTCAAAGAAATTATGAGTATAATCGCCATACCCATCAACATCAAGAGTTAACTGCATAGTATTATAAACAGAACCATCTTTCTGTGATGTAATTTGACTTAAAGCAAGACCATTAAACTTTGCATTATGAATACCAGCACTAAGAAATTTACCACCTTCAGCAAGACCCGTGGTAGAGGTCAAATTAAACATTCCCATAGTATAACTTATTATTAAAAGGGCAGATCGTTGTCATCTGCCATAATATTTTCAATCTCTTTATCAATTTCAGAATTATTTAAAGCTTCAGCATCTTGTTGTTCTTCAACAAGTGTATCATTTGTTGGCTCATCTTTAATAGGAATCAATTTCCAAATGTTATCTTTAAATTCTTCTAAGTTAAAGTACGTTCCAAACTCAAGTAGCGTCGTTCGTTTCTCACCTCTAAATGCGACAGTTCCAGTTTTTGTTAATCTATTACCATCTAATCTATCAGTAAGATACTCAGCTTTAGCAATAATAGGTACAGATTTACCAATACCTTCTTGTCAATAATGAATCGATATTCTATCATCAGCTTTAGCATTAAGTTTTTCCAATGCGTTCTTAGATAGCTTGAGTTTGTTTTCTTGTACTTCAAGATCTACATCTGTACAAGGAGTATTTATTTCCTTGATTTTTGGTTTGTATCCATCAACTTTTACATTGGATACGGTTCCAGATGTTTCGTCAAAAACGAATGATATTTTAAGCATCGTATTCCTTAATCTTATCAATTACATATTGAAGATCGTTAGGAATATAATCTTCTTCAAAGCATCCCATTGGACTTTTTGCAGTTGTTGTTCCATCAGAATGAGTCTGAAACATATATTTTGCCCCAACTTCATCATCTCTTTGAATATTAGTAAATAAAACATAAGTAAATAAACCTTCTACGGTAAGAGAAGAGTCCAATAATTTACCTAGTGTTTTAATTTTATACTGAGGATCATCAGAAGTTCCAACGTTTTCACTATGACAAGTCATAATAATATTTAAATCGTCTCGCATAGTTATTCCACTCTTAAGAACAGAATAAAACTTTTGAGCGATATCCGTAAACTTCTGGAAACCTTTTTCTCCAGCACGATCCATATATTCGAAGGCCATCAAATACTGGGTGTCTTCACAAACAACGTTCTTAATCTCAGGACGTTTTGTATTAATA